GTAAAAGCAAAAGCACCAGAGGTGGCTCGTATTCGCTCTATTGGTGCTCTCGACATGGACACTCTTGAAGAAAAATGGTTTTTTGATCTTGACATTGATCGTGATGTATGCTATTATTTATGTATCAATAGTGAGAGATTAGAAAATGATGGAGGTTTGCATAAAAAATACGTTGAAATTTTGAAAGAAAAACCGAGGAATGCTTTTAGGAATGTTTCATATGCCATATATGAAACTGAATCAACACAAGATTTTGGCTTCTGCGTTAGCCTAACAAACGTAGTTCAAAATAACTCTTGACTTTGCTAGTCAAGTGTCGTATAATCAGATATCAAGGAATGCTTGATATACTATAACTTAAAAGGAGATAAAACATGGCTATTAACATGGATCTGATGCGTCGTAAACTTGCTGCTCTTCGCGGCGATAATAAGGGAGATTCTACTTCCGTTTGGTTTAAGCCAGAGGAAGGAGATACTGATATTCGTATCGTCCCAACTAAAGACGGAGACCCACTTAAGGAAATGTTTTTCCATTACAATGTAGGAAATCACAAGGGAGGCGTTCTTTGTCCAAAGCGTAATTTTGGAGAGAGTTGTCCAATTTGTGACTTTGCTTCCTCGCTTTGGCGAGAGGGTGTAGATAATAATGACCAAGAGAGCAAAAACCTTGCCAAGTCGCTCTTCGTTCGCACTCGCTACTTCTCACCTGTCGTGGTGCGCGGCAGAGAAGAGGAGGGCGTGAAGGTTTACGGCTATGGTAAGCAGGCTTATGAGCTTCTTCTTGGCTACATCCTTGATCCGGAGTATGGTGATATCACTGATATTAACGAGGGTACTGATATCGCT